TGAGAAACTCAGGAAATGGTTACGAGAACGAAAAGGAAAAGAAAGGAAAGGACGTCTGGGGCTTGAGAAGAATGTCAAGTGAGAAACTCAGGAAATGGTTACGAGAACGAAAAGGAAAAGAAAGGAAAGGACGTCTGGGGCTTAAGACATCAGTTGATAGTGGTGCTCTAGTGCGAGCTCGGTGGTGTGTTCGCTAGACTCGGAACTGGAGTAAGGGGTTGCCAGGGCGAGATGGGCCAAGTTCTTGAAGAAGGAGTAGCGCTTGCCAATGGAATCGAGCAGGTGTCCAGGGATCGACACGAGATGGTGGATCGCGACAACGGGACCGAAGAACATGGTGGGAGAGTGGAGCCTAAAGAAGCTTTGGACGAAGGAGAGAGCTTCCAGTTGAACGGGGGGTAAGTTGAAAAGCTCATCACCAGCGCGAATGGACCACAAGAACTCCAGGAAATAGCTGTCCAGCACGTTTGGGAGTTGATCGAGAGCTTCTTTCTGTATCAGCTTCAGGGCGAGGATCAGGGGGGAGCGGACACAGCCAAAAGGGTACAATAGCCAACCACAGAACTCAGGCCAGGAAGAATAATGAGTCTTTCCGACTAGAGTGAAAAGGTGTTGGATATTGTACCAGGCTGAATCGATGATCAGTTGACCGAAGAAGAGGGAATCATCACCGGCGAAAGCTCGGGCCACTTTAGGATCAGGACGATAACGGAGTTCCATGTAAGCCATGTTCCAGAAGGTGTTGAAATCGAAAGTACCGAATTCACCAGTGAAACGCATGACAGCGGAATGACCAAACTCGGTGAACATGTCGACTTTGATCTCCTCGTATAACGCCATGAGTTCTTGAGGAATGCCGCAGTAATCCATGAAGGCCAACTCGAAACCGAGGACCTCCGAAGTGCAACTTTGATCGTAAGCGGTGAAGTCGCAAGTGAAAGTCTTTGAGGTCGTGGCATAAGTCCGGCACCAATCGTCCATGTCCTGAGTCGTTTTACCTCCGTGAGTGTACACGTTATCCGGGAGAGTGCGTGCGAGGGTAGTCCGCATGTATCTCACCACTGGACCGAGATCGATGAGATTGGTCTCGTGAGGGGTCACGAGAGACTGCCCAGCTTTGGCGTGG